GGCTATTCAATCTATACACTTGATATGTCTTACCCATACTTTCAACCAACGCAATGACGCGATCACATTCTTGACTGCCGTTTGAATAGATGGTTACTAGATCTTTCATTTTAGTGGTCTTCCGTGTTTGTCAACCAGTCCTAATTTTTTAATTTGAGATAAGTTTGATCTCTCACCTTTTTTAAGTTTCTTATATTCCTTAATGATCTTATTAATTTCTCTATTAGATATTGATACTTGTAATTGATCCGTTTCATCAACAAATCCAAGTCCACTCCTCTTTGTTGAGTCTCTAGTATCAACATAATCATTAATCACTTCTTGGATTTCATCTCTAATTAATTCATTAATTTGATTCTTAAGATTCTCGTCTTTCATTTTCTTTTCTTTTTCTCTGGTGCTTTATACCCCCACATTTTTGGGTTTTTTGTTCCGTGTGCCCAATCAATACTAATCAATGACCCTTTACCAAATTTATCATAGTAAAGATCAAAGACATCTACCCTCTTACCTCTACACAAATCAATATAAACTTCATCATTTGATTTATACTTAACTTGTAGAGTATCTGTAGGAAGGGTCTTATCTTTAATCTGTTCAGGAGTTGCTCTCTCTACAACAAGATGGCATCCATAGGATTGAATCAAAGATTCTTTCTCCTCTGCGGACCACACAGATTCAGTCGTCACAGGTGCTTCTCCTAACTTACTTGCCATCAAGAACGTCCTCCCCAAGTAATATCTGGATATGCTTCCTCTACCATTTCTCTAGTAATTTTATACTTGGATCCAAGATTCTTATCTTTCACCAAGCAAAGAAGTTCTGCTTCCTTGGGATGCAAACCTTCCAACATTTGGATAAACATTGTTTCTCTACGAAGAGAACTCAAACCATCATTGCCACCTTTCACAAAGTGATAGAGTTGTCTATACTCTCTGCGAAGACTAGTGTGATCTGTGCCCACAGGAACTTCATTCTCTTTATAAGGAACATGTCCGTCAGGAAGTAGAGAGATAATACTTTGATCAAAATTCCAAATGAAAATTGCTTTGAGTGCATCATTTCCATACTCTTTGAGAAGTTCAATTCTCTTTGCCTTCGTTCTTTGTTTATCTACCAATTCAAGGATCTCATGTTGAAATGGATTGGGTGGCAACTTTGATGCTTTCACACTAAAATTCCTCTTAGTTGTCGTCTTCTTCGTGGTCGTCATAATTTTCGTTCTCAAATCGTACTGCTAGAATTTCATCAGGTATAATGTTCCCATTTTCATCAAACATCTCTGGATGTGTGTAAACTGGTTGGGTTTGGTATACATGGTCTTTCGCTAACCATCCTACCACACCACCAACAAAAAAGAACATAATGGAAACTAAAGTTCCAATGGTGAGGGCTACTGCTAACATCTTCTGTCCTCCAGAGACTATTTCTTTCTTATATCCAGATAGAAGTTCAGATGAAAAACAATCTCTCTACGGAAGAGAGAAACCATCTTTCCAAACTTTACCTGAAAAGTTTTGGGTGGTTCTGGTTTTCTCCTCCTGTTGCGTAGTAGCAACTCAACCCCACGATTGATGTGGGAATTGTGATTATTTAGTTTCTTTTTTTCTTCTTCCTCTTCTTCTATCATAGTCATACCTCAAAGCATCTTCTAAAATTTGATTAAGATAATTCCTTATCTTTCTTGCTTGTGGTTTAGGGATGTGTCCATAACCTTCACGAAGTTGCTTATGCAACTCATCCTTACCACCCTCTAGATAACAATCTAAGTCTAATACAAGATCATTGAGTTCTTTTGCTGTGGTGCTTTTAATGAACTCTTCAATCTCAACTTTCTTTACTTGTTTAATTTTAAGATAGTCGTAAAATTTTAACACAAAGTGATTAGAAAAAGCAAGGTCTATTGCCTTTTCAACATCGGTGTAAACTTCGTATAAGTTAAGTGATGACATTAAACCAACTTGTTCTCCCGCAGATACTGTACAGTTTCAGTACACCCACCAATAATCTTATCATCATTCATAACTTTAGGGAAGGAGGCACCCACCCCAAATCTATCATAAAATTCTTGTCGAGTGTAATCCCTATCAAGTTTATATATGACATACTTAAGTTCTGCCAGTTGTAAAACTTGTTCTACCTTAGTGCAATAAGGACATCCATCCTTTGAGTACACTTTAAACATTACTTCTGCACCTCCTTCCAATCATTATCAAAAATCTCCAAACCTTTATCGGTGAGGATGTGATCATACATCTGATCAAATACTTTGGGTGGCATCGTGCAGATCTCAGCACCATTGTACCATGACCTTACAGCACGTTGCACACTGCGGATAGAAGCAGAGAGAACTTGCGTCTTAACACCATGAATTCGATACAGATCTGAAATAGATCGTACAACCTCCAGACCTGCCACTGATTGGTCGTCTAAGCGTCCTACAAAGGGCGAGACATAGGTTGCCCCTGCCTTTGCTGCTAAGACCGCTTGAGAGGCGCAGAAGATCAATGTGACGTTGACCTTAATACCTTGATCTGAAAGACGCTTACAGACGATCAGGCCTTCACGAGTACAAGGAACCTTGATCGTAGCAACACCACCAAACTTCTCATGTAGTCTAATACCTTCATCATACATCTCAAGGTCAGATCCAACGACCTCCATACTGATATCCTGAACACCAATATCTTTAATCTTTTGGTAAACATCCTCTGGATTCTTACCACTCTTCATAATGAGTGAGGGATTAGTTGTAACTCCATCTACTAGTCCAGTGCTGAAATACTTTTCAATGATATCCGTTTCAGCTGTATCCAAAAAAATCTTCATCTAACTTTCTCCAGGTAATCCCTTTCTGATTTATACAGGAAATTCATTTGATTGTCAAACAATATCTGCACTCCATAACTTATCTCTGGTAGCAACCATTCATGAACCGGTAGGCAATGCTTCCAGTTCACAGGATGAACGCAATTTAACACCACTACCGTCCAGAATGCTGTAATGTAGTTGAGAACGGTCGTCATTAACTTCAAATGCAATTGTCAACATAGGAATTATAACACTTCCCCATCCAATAAGAAACCCCGCCAACGCATTGATGACGGGGTGTGTACTACCAGGTTTCATTTAATCTTGGTGAATTGTTTATTTAGTTTCTCCAAAATCTGATTGTATGCCTCAATGATATCACCCTTGCACTCACGGAACAAGTCTTTATCCATACTATCATTATCAGAATTACGCAATCTACATCCATCTGGACTAATTTCATCGGCAACAACAATATCACCAGCAGCAGTTATACCAAATTCAATTTTAAAATCAACCAAAGTAATTCCAATTTTACTAAAGAGATTAGAAACAACGGCATTTGTTTCTTTAGCATATTGTTTGAGACGATAGATGTTCCTATATCCCATGATTTCCATTCTATCTTCAGTCAAGAGTGGATCATTCTTACTATCATCCTTCAGATAAAATTCAATCAAAGGAGGACAGAATCGTACATCCTTTGGAATAGTAGTCTGCCTTACGATAGATCCATCAGCAATATTTCTAACTACAACTTCAATCGGAATAATCTCTACCTTCTTACATCTCATTAGTGCTGGTCCAGCATACTGAATGAAATGTGTTTTGATACCTGCTTTCTCTAGTTCTTTAAAGATAATACAAGAGATCTCATTGTTGATCTTACCCTTACCTTCAGGGTAATCTTCCTTCTCACCATTACCTGCGGTGACTTTATCATGATAATGAATCAAAACTTGATCTGGATCAACACCCTGATAAACTGTTTTAACTTTACCTTCAATAATTGGTTTCATTATACTTTGGTTCCTCCTCACCTACATTGTGTTTAAACTCTTTAGTATCGAAGTAAGATGTATAGTTCATCTTACCTTCACGTTCATCTAAAATTTCATTGATTAGAATTTTCATTTCATTAACATACTCTGGGGAAAATAACCTCTTAGGTGTTACAACCATAGGGTTAGTTGAACTTGGTTTCTTCGATTTACCAGGAAGGCTCATTCCTTGTGTATCAATCTTACTCATTTTACTTCTCCAATAACCCAAGACTTCATATTAATTAGATTTTGAGTATCTTCCACAACACTAGGAGGTACAACTATACAGAATCCAATACCTAAGTTAAAAACATTACGCATCTCTTCTTCAGTAATCTCTCCTGCCTGTTGAATCTTATTAAAGATTTCTGGTCGCTGCCACGAGTTATAATCAACATCAACAGTAAAACCCTCAGGTAAACATCGTGGAAGGTTCTCAGGGATACCCCCACCAGTGATGTGTGCCATTCCAAGGATAGGAACCTCATCAAGAAGTGTCTGTACCATAGGAGAATAGATTGTAGTCGGTGTCAACAACTCAGGCATATCTTTGTAAAAAAGTTTATATCTACTCAGAAGATAATTAATCATTGAATATCCATTACTATGAACACCACTACTCTCAACACCAAGGACTACATCACCTGGTCGGATATTGCAACCAGTAACCATCTCATTCCTCTCTACAATACCTGTACAGAATCCGGCAAGGTCATAGTCTTGTGCTCTAGGATGTTCGGCAGTTTCACCACCCAACAAATCCATTCCTGCAATCTCACATCCTTTAGAAACTCCATACACAATGTCACTGACATTAGCATCAAGTGTTTTTGTAGAGATGTAGTCTAGAAAATATAATGGTTTAGCGCCAGAACATATAACATCATTGACGCACATAGCAACGAGATCCTGACCAATGGTGGTGTAATCATCAGCAATCCTACAGATATTAATTTTAGTTCCTACACCATCAGCACCAGACACTAGCACAGGTCTTTCATATCCTGATGGAATCTCCATCATTCCACTGAACCCACCAATACCAGGTGATAATGTCTTGATGTACTCTACAAAGGAACGACCCTTTTGAATGTCAACTCCTGAAGTCTTATAGTCCATCTTTAATTTCCCCTCTTTTGATTTTTTCCAATCGATCAAGTTTCCATACAATATATTCTACATTTGGAATACATTGAGGATTCCATCCAACAAACCCATAGGTTTCTCCACTAGGCATTTTCCAACACTCAGCATCATCATTATACAAGTCTAATGATTTTCTGTATGCTTCTTCCCCATAAAGAATAACTGCTCTCTCTGATTCATTCAATACACTAAAAGAATTAAAGCAATGTTTTTTGATAACCTCAGGAAGTTCCTGCATAAAAAAAGAGGTCCGAAGACCCCTAGTATATCATAGAGCATTGCCTCTTGGCAACACTTCTTCTGGGAATACAAATGATTCATGTGGTTGGTCTACTGGTGCCATCCAAGCACGAAGACCTTCATTCAGAAGGATGTTCTTGGTATAGAACGTCTCAAACTCTGGATCTTCTGCTGCTCTGATCTCTTGGGATACAAAGTCATAAGCACGAAGGTTGAGAGCAAGACCAATAATACCGATGGAA